TCATTCACAAGCATACGATGATACGCTTTATATTGATCTTGATGTTGATGAAGATTTTATTGAAAAAGCAACTGCCATCTTGAATGGGCAGCCATATGATGAACGAGTTATTATTTCATTGGACCTTTCAAATGATGAATTGTTTGTATTGATGCAAATGGCTCACAAAGAAGATATTACGTTCAACCAGCTAATCGAAAATATTTTGTTAGCCGAACTAGAAAAATACGAAACTGCTTGACACTAACAAACGAATCAGCTAAGTTACCTACATACCAAACAAACAAACAATCTAAGGAATACAAAATGAACGGAATGGAAGCAAAATACACCGCTAAACATCTTGCTAAGATGATCAAGCATAACCGTAAAATTGCACAACGTGCATTCATGTTTTATGATAATCATATTAACAATTTTGATACCAATGCTCTTGACAAATTTGCAATTGCACGGCATGTCAGCAAGGAAACATATAAACTGTCACTTGAATTTCGTGCGTTTATGATCCACAATGCATTTAAGAAAAATCGTGCATTTACTTCTGCCGAAGTAGAATTTCACAATCTTGGTGAAAATGCAGTTGCTGATCTGAAAAATGACAACGAGAAGTATGCTCAATACATGGATAAATTCCAAAAGCAACAAAAGGCAATCAATATTGTCAAACACACTATGCTTCAAACTGCAACTGAAATCGTAGAATTCAGTGCATGGATCGCAGCAACCGCAACTCATGACGATAATATGGTTGAAGCTGTTCGTGAAGCTATGAAAAGTTCTCGTGCAAAAACCACGCAAACTGTTTAATAATATAAAAAAGTTGTTACCATTTGATATTTTAAGTAGTAACAACTAAATAAAATCCCTAAATAAACTACAAACTAAAAGAAACGCTTGACAATACTAACCGAATCGGTTATAGTTTAAGCATCGAAAAGCAAAGAAGAAATTCAGAGTTGTCCAAAAAAACGTTGAGAATGATGAAAAAAGTTCTTGACAAACAAAACGAATCGTAGTAAGATACGAACATAAGATAAAAACGCTCTTTGAAAATTTGGTTAAGCCCTACGTGAATGCTCCGAAAGGAACGCTGAAACGGCGATGGGCTTTTATAATAGATAGCCACACAGTTGTAATGACTGTGAGATACGATTTATCGTATCGTTGGCTAATCTGTTTTCATCTGTGTGTGGTAAAAATTGGTGTTTAGCCAAATCCTACTTAACGTGGAATAGCCTGTTCGTTTATGAATAAACGAGTTAAGGCACAGATGAAAACAGATTACTAGCGTAGGGCGATAAACCTGTAAACCGCAAGAATTTGATAGAGTAATCTATCACAAAAGTTAAGGATCAGTTCCGCAAAGTTATAAAAATTCAATTTTGGTTTGAAAAACAAATGATCCTGTAATATAACATTTTGCTCTGGCGTAGCACAGTTGGTAGTTGCGTCAGATTGTTAATCTGAATGTCGTTGGTTCGACCCCAACCGCCAGAGCAAAATGTTATAAAAAATTGTTCATATCTCGGTATGAACACGGGCGGGGGATAACAACGGCAGCGTAGTGCAAACTATGACGGTTGCCCCTGCTATTAAATAGAAGTGATTAGTAGTTGTATCGGTTCCATAGTAGCACTATGGTCTAGGTTCGAATCCTAGCATAATGAAAATTACTTTTCCACCATTTTTATTATGAACCAAAAATGGTGGGCAAATTGCGGGTATGGTATATTGATTGTTGCCTTAGCCTTCCAAGCTAATGAAGTGGGTTTGATTCCCACTACCCGCTCCAATTAAAAATTCTAAGAATAATTTCAGCAACATTAATGTTCGCAAATACAAACAAAATTATTCTGTGTAATACTTAGGATCAGTTCCGCAAATCTTAAATTTTTTATTTGAAAAAACCAAGATGATCCTGTAAAATACCTCTTGACACTAACTTCAATATGAGTTAGTATGATAATACGAAAACAAGAACATTCTTTGTAGACCTTTATCATAATTGGTGAATGAACAATCCTCATAAGATTGAATATTTCGGTTCAAGTCCGAAAGGGTCTACCAAAAATGTTCTTGACAGCACTAAGCGAATCAAGTATAACTAGCTTAACGAAACGAACTATCGCTCTTTGACAATATAGAAATAAAACTTTTGGGAGATTGGTGTAAATGGTTTAACACGCAGGTCTCATAAACCTGAATTTAGGGTTCGACTCCCTGATCTCCTACCAAACTACAAACTAAAATGGCAGGGTGCCAGAGTGGCCTAATGGTGCGGATTGCAAATCCGTTGTTTCGGGGGTTCGAATCCCTCCCCTGCCTCCATAATACTATAATATTTTATAAGACTAACTGTTAGTTATTCTCATTAAATGTTATAAGGATGATTTCAGCAAATCAATGCACTTGACTTGTAATCAAAAAAGCAACCAATCATCCTGATATAATACGGCTCCATAGCTCAGTTGGATAGAGCAAGAGATTTCTAATCTCTGGGTCGGGCGTTCAAGTCGCTCTGGGGCCACCATTTCTTATAAAGATTAGGTTACTAACGATGGCCGTATGGTGAAATTGGTAAACACATCAGACTTAAAATCTGACGCTTTATGCTTCCCGGTTCAAGTCCGGGTACGGCTACCATTAAAACAAAGAATGAAATATGAATGAAAATTGGAAAAAAGTTATAGGATATGAAGATTTATTTCTTATAAGTGATCATGGAAATTTGTTTTCTTTACGAACAAATAAGATTTTGACATCTTCTATATCAAAAACAGGATATGTTCTAATATCCACTAAAATAGGTGGAAGGAATGGAACAAATAAATGTTTTAGACTTCATAGAGAAGTAGCAAAATGTTTTGTAGAAAATGTTAACAATTTTATAGAAGTAAATCATATTGATGGAAATAAAATAAATAATCATTATTCGAATTTAGAATGGGTTACACCAAAAGAAAATATGCAACACGCATTACGCAATGGTCTAATGGAACATAATATAGTTTCAAAAAAGAAAGCATCCTATAATAGTAGAGCATTATTAGAAGAAGATGTAGAATATATTAGAAAAAATTATATCAAGAGTGATAAAAATTTTGGAAGTAGGGCACTTGGTAGAAAATATGGTGTTGATAAAAATAGAATATTAGAAATAGTAAAATTTATAACTTATAAATATTTTTAAAAGAAGGGAAATACTATGGCTTACCGCAAGATTACAGTAGACGAAAAAGAATACGAATATGTTATTGGTAAAACTCACGTCAAAGTAAAAGGCGTTGGTGCATGGGATAAGTCAGAAGTAGGTTATGTTATTGATGATTATGAAGTGCGTGTTCAACCTTCTCATGTTGCAGAAAAAATTAGACAAACAGTATAATAGAATTTTGGATCATTACAGCAACAATTAATTGCATTCCAAGCCGTGAACAGAGGTTCGATTCCTCTACTGCCCACCATAATTATTATGGGCAGTTCGTCTAGTGGTAGGACGCCGTATAAAAGTTGATCCAGTAAACGAATTAAGATTGTATACAGCCAAACTATAAAACTTAGCACAGGCTATCAACGTCCGGTTATGGAATACTTCGGTATTGGTGTAATCTACGATGCCACACCAGTTTTCGATTTTCTGGTTAAAAAAGTAGAAAATACAATCTGTCTTAACTTAGTCCTACAGAAAGGGATACTATGGAATTAATATTAATATTTGCTGTTATTTTTGCAATAATTGGTGCAATAATGGCAGAGTCACGTGGTCGTAATAAAATTGGTTGGGCACTTGGTGGGTTTTTATTTGGAGTTTTTGCAATACTTATCTTAGCAGTTGTTGGAAAAACCAATGAAAAACTTTTGGAAGAAAAAGGTATTATGTGAAAACATAAATACTTTTATGCCCTTATAGCTCAGTTGGTAGAGCACCTGATTTGAAAATACACGAGAAATATTTAACGATAAGTTCACAAGGTGTATTTCCATAATCAGGGGGTCCGGCGTTCAAGTCGTCGTGGGGGCACCATATATAAGCACACTAGATTAATAATATGTCGTCAACGATTATTAATTGAATAGACCAATATAACCCAATCAAAGGTAGTTGACGACTTTTGATTAATGTGATCGGAGTGGTATCTGATAGATGTAGGATTGGTTCACCTACCTTGGCCTTGGTCATGTAGCATAAGTGGTCTAGTGTGTTTTTATATGGTTTTATTGGGGATTAGCCAAGTTGGTAAGGCATCAGGCTTTGGTCCTGACACACGGAGGTTCGATTCCTCCATCCCCAGCATAGAGTTCACGTTTTATATAAATAGTAATGTCAATAAAACTATGGATATGAAACGTGAACTACATAATATAAAGTTTTATTATAATAGACTTTATTATTGAGAGAGCAGACAAGTAGTGTAAGTTGTAAGCGGATGCATAGCCCCCTTTCGCGGGGCAGGGACAGTTCGACTCTGTAACACAAAAGTTGGGATCAAACATTGGTTGCAAACAATGTCCCCGAATAGGAGTAATTACCCTATAGAGTTCTTTCAATAATAAAGTCTATAATAGGGGTATAGCTCAGTTGGTAGAGCGACGGTCTCCAAAACCGTAGGTCGCGGGTTCAAGCCCTGCTGCCCCTGCCAAATATTTTTATAAATATAACTATAGTTGGAGATAGTTATGAAAATATTTGAGGTAACAAGAATAAAGCTTGGTAGCGGAAGAAGTGATAATACTACTGCATTTTTGGCAGATATTGATAAAATAACTACAGAGCATCCATTTGATAGCAGATCACGTATTTTAAAAAATGCTTCTATAGAAGTTTCAGCTTATGATAAAGATATTCATATATCTGATATAAGATCATTATTACCAAGAACTGGTGCGGGAACAGAAGCTATGAAGATACTAACTAATCTTGCAGATAAACATCATGTAAGATTACATTTGATTGCCAAAGCTTACTCCAAAGACCCAAAGTATGTTACTGATACTGTTAAACTAATTAAGTGGTATAGTAGTCTTGGGTTTGTTGTTGACGATGAGTTTTTAGATGATGATGCAATTGAACATGGCGATTACGAAGGCTATGATGAAGTAGAAATGGTATATTATCCAAGATGAATGTAAATGATTTAGCAGATTTAGCACAACAAGTAGAAATAACTGACCCCATAGAATGGGGCTATCTTCGAGTTGACGAAACTACAGCATATCGCTTAATGGCATCTAGTGTCATTCAAATTATCAATAATATTGAAAATGATCAAAAACTTGATGTTGCGATGGCTGCGATGACAAAACTATTAGTTGAAAACTTTATATTGAATTTAAAGTTAGAAACACAAAAATAAAAATATGGGGGCGGTAATGGGGTTACGGATGATCCTTGCAAGATTGTTGTCAGAGGGTTCAATTCCCTTCGCCTCCACCATTAATAACGGAACATTGGGTGAGTGGTTTAAACCAGCGGTTTGCTAAACCGTCGCAGGTTAATAGCCTGCCACAGGTTCGAATCCTGTATGTTCCGCCAATTATTAAGTTTCTTTTTGAGAAACGATCTTTTCAAGCTTAACAGTATGAATTGTTTCATTTGGGACATATCTCCAAGTATAATCACCATTTGCTTTTTCAATTCCAAACACTGTATGAGTAACACCCATTTTTACGATAATAGCATATTCATTATCTAATATAACTTTATCGCTTTCATTAAATTGATCATTCATTTTGAATAGCCAACCTTTTGCTATTCTGCTTAAAAAGTCTTTAAACCATATAGTTAACATATAAGTAAGTGATGCCATAATAATTGGCGTTAATAAACTAGACAGCTTTATAGCTACGTCTCCAACTTGTAATATAGTAAACTCCATGGTGCATTCCTTTCAATTATATTTACGATTAAATATAAAAAATTAACACCAAGGTTATTGTATGGTAAAAAAAATAATAGAACACGTTGACTTTTTTGGAGAACCATTATTAGTTGGAGATATTGTTGTCGCAGCAGATGGTGGAACAAAAGGCTCTATGGCGGTATGCAAAGTAATAAAACTAAATCCAAAATTAGTAGAACTCGAAACCATTGCTAGAAAACTATCATATGGAAGAAACTCTTTTTTACGATATCCACATTTTATGGTAAAAGTCCATAATGATATAGTGATACAATATATCTTACAAAATAGATAAATAATTTAAAGTATTATACATGGAGTTAATAATATATGTTAGAACACAAGCATCTTATAATTCGTGCAGAAGTAAAAAATCCACCCATAAATGAAGAATGGGCATGTAAATGGATTTCTGAATTGGTAAAAGACATAGATATGAAAATATTGATGGGACCATACGCAAAATATTTAGATGTTGCTGGAAACCGTGGATTGACTTGTGTTACTATAATTGAAACTAGTCATATCGCTATGCATATTTGGGATGAAACTGATCCAGCCCTTATGCAATTAGATGTTTACACATGTGGATCACTAGACATAGATAAAGTTCTTGAAAAAATTAAAATATTTGATCCTATAAAAATAGAATATAAATTCTTAGACCGAGAAAATGGTTTAACTCTAATATAAAATTTAGATATAAATATATCTAAAAGGAAGAGTTGAATGAAAAATATTCGTATTTTACTAGAAGCACAAGATTATGAAACCATGTTTAATTTTGTGTTGCCATATCTAGAAAACAATTTAATACAATCTTACTTAGTAAATTATAAGCAAGAAATAGAATGGGCTAAAACTCATTTGAAGAAATCAGATAGAATAATATGGTATTTGAAGCATGTAAAATATGGATATATAAAATATATTGTTACATTAGAAACCCCAGAAACACTATCAAAATTAAAAAATAAATTAATTCGAGATAACCAACAGTTGGAAAATGATGGGTTCGGTGAAACCATTACCAACAATGACAAAAGAAATTTAGAACACTTTATGAGTTTGTCTGATGTAGGAAAAATACAAAACTATACATTTACAAATCAGTCTGTTGGTAAAATATTAAACGATTTTAATGAATTTGAAAATGAATGGAAGAAAAATAAAAGACCTTTTGCTGTTATCCGACCAGAAGATAAAATAGTAATACAGTTCAAGGATAATTCTGCATGGTGGTTATTGCCTCGTGGTGGTTGTGATGATGAAGCATCTGCTGGTGGACATTGTGGAAACGTTCCTACTGCAAAATCTGGACAAAGAATACTATCTTTTAGAAACAAAAATAAAGATGGTAATTGGATAGTGATGATGACTTTTATTTTGTGGGAAAATGGATATTTGGGAGAAATGAAAGGTGCACACAATCAAAAACCTATACCTAAGTTTTATCCATATATCATAGAACTGTTAAAAAATAAAAAATTGATAAAAGGAATTCGTGGTGGTGGTTATAGACCAGAAATGAACTTTGAATTTTCTGATTTATCTGAAACTCAGAAAAAAGAAGTATTTGATGCCAACCCAGATTTAGATGTATATGGTGGGGCTTTATCACCCTTGTTAAGAAAATATGGTGCAACACCAGAAATTATAAGCAAGATAGAATATAAAATTGATGAATCGCAACTTCCAGAAATTCACGAAATAAAAGTAGATACTCAAGAAGTAATATTAAAAGAATGGGACAATTTTGAAGAATTTGCAGATGATATATCATTTGATTATTTAAAAAATGCTGTACAAGCTGCTGGTAAAGAAGAATTAGATGACAGAGAAATGGAAACGCTATCATACGAAATAAAATTTAGTACTGATGAATATCTAATGGTGATAGAAAGATTGCCAGACGAATACTTGCAAAAAATTGCAAATGATTTGAATATAAGAAAGAATATAAGTTCATATCTTGTTAAAGAAGAAATATCCGAAAAAATAGTAAACAGCAAGTATCATCGTGATTTAGTTTACTCAATGATTAAAAGTAGCCAAATTAAAAATATAAAAAATGAACAAGGTTTCAGCGAATATATAGAATTGCTAATGAAATTAGTTTATCGTGCAAATAGAAATTATCAAATTGGAATTAATTATGATGTTTCTAATATGCAATCACCTATAACTATTTCTATGAGTTTGGAAGATTTTGTTGAAGTATTAGATGAATCTTTTAATGATAGTGATTCATATGACAATGAAGATGCATTCATGGTTGCTAGTGATGTTATGTCTAACCAAGATTGGTATAACATAGACAGCTATGAAATAAAAAGTAACATTAAAAGTTTATCAAATAAAAAATCTTATGGTGATTTTGACGAAGATGAAGAAAATTTATTCAATAAATTTAAATCAGTTAAAGCAAGTGAAAACGATACAGACCCATCAAACTTTAATATAAGTCCAGATTGGGCATCTAGATATTTTATGCGAGAAGTTCAATATAATGAATCAGAAGAAAATAATAAAAAAATAATTACCGAATTGAAGAAACTATCTGGTATCTGGTAAATGACACTTGACAACACATTGAACCTACGATACTATTAATCATCAACCGCTTATAACATAAGCAAAACCAAGGAGAACTTACAATGGCTAAAAAAGGTGGAAAATCTAGTGGTTACGTTTCGTCGGGTATAAACTCAAACGTAAACCCCAAGATTCGCAATGCAATGCGTCTTGACTATATGCAAAGTTCAGAACGACCTATTAATCAGCTTAAAGCATTTCGTGCTGGAAAAAATGTAGTTGTGACTATTGAAAATCCAAACAAGAATGAAACCAACAAGCCTTTCATTCGGGTAAACGCACGTGACATTTGGAAACAGCTACCAAAAAATAGCGGAATTTCTTCATAATTAAAAATAACATAGGGGGTTATATAATAGTGTATAACCCCTATTATATAGAGAATAATATATGAATATCATTAAATCGTTGCTTACTCCCATGAATACTATTAATAATCGTTTTACGTTTGCTACCAGAATAATTTCAATGATGAATGAATATGATCTTTCTATGAAAGATGCTATGTTATGGGACATGGAAGGATTTTCAGATGCACCGGGTGCAAATGAAATGGACTTTGCATATGAACTAGATTATTATTTCTGGCTAAATGGTCTACAATTGGATGAAACATCTTTATACCATGATATTATGACTGGAGAAAATCCTGATTATATATTAACTAAAATAGTATAAATACTATACTTCAATTTAACAAAACACTAACTATGATCAATGGACATAAAATAATTGATCTGTGGTAAATACTACTTGACAACCACATTCGAATCATCTATACTGACTATATTAACTAATTGCTCTTTGAAAATTTATTATGTGTTCTAGGGGAAACCCGATAATGAACGATAAAAACAGAATAATTATTATTCTGTTTTTACATGCATACACACTAAGCACCTCTTCGAATGGGTATGGAAGTTTTAGTGCCTTACAGGTATAGAAAGCACAGGTGCAACTGGGTTAGTAAATATGTATGCAGTTGAAAGCAGAATTTTTGCGGGGTAGAGCAGTCCGGTAGCTCGCTTGGCTCATAACCAAGAGGTCGAAGGTTCAAATCCTTCTCCCGCAACCAAAATTAGACTGGATATAATCACCCCTTGTGAGGGTGGCCCTAGTGATAGGTCAAAGCTGCAAACAGCCCAGTCTAAACAGAAATAGACTCGGGAAGAGTAGAAAATGTATCTGCACCACAAATAGCAATTGACTATTATAAGTTAGATAACAATGCAACTCTTCGTGATGTAATAGTTTGTGTAAGAAATGACGAACAAGGCCATGCTGATGTTAATCATAATATGGCAGATACATTAACTGGAAAATAGTATGATCAAATGGTATATATTTTTAAGAAAGCAAGGATACTCAATAAGCCTTTCTCTTTCTGGTGCAATATACAACTTCAGACATTGGTATCCAGAAGGCGAATGGCCTTATAAAATGAAGAAAAAATTAAAAGGCAAATCAGCTAACGACATAAGGAAAGCATAATGCGTGGATGGATATACAATACTGATTTAGAATCATACAAAGAATTAATGTTACAAGAACATACCAATCCAGTAATTCTTGTAACTACTGATGAAAAATCATTAGTGCAAATGACTGCATCAGCTATGCAAACATGGATGGCAGTTGGCAAGCATTTTGAATTTGGATAAGTATTAAAATTTAATGTAATAAATACATCATAAAGGAATATTATGATGTATACATACAAAGCAACTATAATAAATGTAATAGATGGTGATACGGTTGATGCAATAATAGATATGGGATTTAAAATCCATACTACGCAAAGGTTAAGACTTAATAGGATCGACACCGAAGAAATGCACGATACCAATCTAGAAAAAAGAAAACTTGCTATTGAAGCAAAAGAATATCTAAGAAATACTTTGTTAAATAAAGAAGTTATTATTGAAACTAGAAAATCTGATTCTTTTGGTAGATGGCTTGCAGAAATTGTATGTGAAGATATAAACATTAATAATGTTTTACTAGAAAAAAACTTAGCTTCGCTTTGGAAAAAGTAAAACAATATGGAAGGGTGGCAGAGTCTGGCTGATTGCATCCGCCTTGAAAGCGGACGGAGGTGAAAGCCTCCCGTGGGTTCAAATCCCACCTCTTCCGCCAATATATCAATTTGGAACATTACAGCATTTTTTAAACAAACAGTGGGTCGTAGGTTCGAATCCTACCATTTATCACACATGATAGATGTAGTTCAGTGGTAGAACAACCGTCAAAAATATGTTCCAGTAAAATTTAAAAAGGAAATAATATGCATTGGCTAATACAAGAAAATATCGGAAATGAAGATAAATTTGTATCATTGATCGAAAATATTAAAAAGTTTGATCAAACATTTGATCTGGTAAAAGTTGTTCCATTTGTAGGAGAAATTATTCCTGATGTTGACATTGCTGATAACAAAGTAATATGTTTTGGTGCATATTCTATGCGTAAATTAGCAATTCGTAAAGGATGGAATCCCGGTGTATATGATATTGAATGGTTTCCTTATACTTCATTAATTGACGCATTAGGCGATCATGTATTAAATCATGATGCTATTTTCGGTAAATTTGGTGATATTGTTCCTAATTCAGAAGAATTTTTTATTCGTCCTAATCACGATGGCAAAGAATTTGCAGGAATGATTAAGTCTATAAATCAGCTAAAAGAATGGCAACATCGTATTATTAATCTTAAATTGTTTGATAATGGAACCACATTAACTGAAAATACTGAAGTAATGTGTGCCAGTTTGAAAAAAATATATAATGAATACAGATATTTCGTTGTCGATGGCAAAGTAGTAACTGGATCACAATATAAACTTGGCAAACGAGTAGTATATGGCGAAACTGATCAAAATATAGACATTGCACAAACATTTGTTGATATGTTGAACAAAAATATTGATCAACCATATGTTATAGATATTGCATTAACAGATGATGGCTATAAAGTTATAGAATTAAATACTATGAATTGTGCTGGATTTTATGCATGTGATATGCAAAAACTAGTAACTGCAATTATAGATTACGAACATAAGTAATAATGGGGGATTAGTTCAATGGTAGAACAGGTGCTTTACACGCATCATACGGCAGTTCGATCCTGTCATTCCCTACCATAACAAAAAGATTGATATAATGAACGATAAATGGAATAAACGATTTTTAGAACTAGCTGATAATATTTCATTATGGTCAAAAGACCCTAGCACAAAAGTTGGTTGTGTTATTGTTAGACCAGATAAAACTATTGTTTCTGTTGGATATAATGGATTTCCTCGCAATGTTGATGACAGCGAAGAAAGATATAATGATCGTGAATTGAAATACTTAATGGTCAAACATGCAGAAGAAAATGCTATCGACTTTGCTAAAGAATCATTGACTGGATACACTGCATATGTTACACATCATCCATGCTCTACTTGCACTGGAAGTTTAATCCAAAATGGAATATCACATGTAGTAACACGAAAACCAACTGATGCGTTTGCAGAACGATTTAGTAAAAGTTTTGAAGCAGCAAGAATAATGCTAAGTGAAGCAAATATAAAACTTACGATAATAGAATAACTTTGGGGGTATGGGCAAATGGTAAAGTCGCTTGGTTTAGGCCCAAGAGTTTTGTGGGTTCGAGTCCCTCTACCCCTACCAAATAATACAGGAAACATAAAATGACTAAAAAAGCAAAGATTATTAAAGAAGTTAACGATTTCAATGTAGAAATTGCAGATAATGGTTTTGTTCTTAACTATTCTGGAAGAACAGACGAAGATGATTGGATAAATTCAAAAGTAGTAATAACCAGTGTAGATGATTTGGTAAAAACAATTACAGATATTGTTTCTATGGAGAAATAATATAAGATGCCCCATTGGTGGAACAGGCAGACATGGCGAACTCAAACTTCGTTGCCGAAAGGTGTGGGGGTTCAAGTCCCTCATGGGGCACCAAAAATTAGATAGATATTATAAAATGACTCCTCTAGAAATATACGAATATAAATTTAAATGGTTAAAATCATGTAATAATCATGTAGAAATAAATGAAGATAATGATTATCTAGCCAAAGCATGGTGCAAAAAAAACCTAAAACAACATCAATGGCAGTTTACTCGCTACACTAGTAACTACGAACATACTATTTCTTTTGAAATAGAAGAATTTAAATTGCAGTTTATTAATAATTATTTAAATGATCAGTAATTTAAATATCGTCAGACTAGTTCTCACGATATAAGTCTAGGTAAGTCCCACTGTCTGAAAAGATATGCACACCTAGCCACCACATAATGTGGTGTTATAATTACGGTCTTGTAGCATAGCGGCTAATGCGATGGTGCCCTAACATCATTGATCGTGGGTTCGAGTCCCACCTAGACCACCATCTTTTATATTATCCTCTGAGCAACTAATTGATTCTAGATAAGAAATTAGTCAAGATAGTATTAAACGACCTAAGTTAAAACAGGCGAAATATACTGGTCGCAAAACTAACTTCAACCTGAGTATAGACAAACGTTGTGAAACTGCTCTGCATATAACATTTAACAAAAGGAAAATAAAAATGTCATAGATTGATTTAAATTGTTCGGAGATAGTTTTTCATTTTAATAAAAAACATCTAGAAGATTCCGCTATTCCAATGTGGATAGTTAAAGCAAAAGGACAATCGTATTACGTTAATCACGTAGATTGTCAAGTCGGTTGGTCAACTAAAGAAACACCAGATAATCCAAGCACAAAAGGTGCCATTAAGATTAAAAAGTGTAACCTCAAGATTGATGAATCAAATACTGCTATTATTTCTCCTATTATAGAAGTAATATAACATGCCAGTAATAGCGTTTAAGAGTCATAGAAGTCGTTATCCTCCTGTAATAGATTTTATAATTAATATACTTTATAAGATTTTATCACATAAATGGAGAAACAAAATGGATAAACTACAATTAAAATACAATAATATACAACTTGCTGCTGAAATAAAAGAAAATAAAGAAGAACGAAAATCTTCTGCTAGACGTGGAAATTATTATATAACCCATTATGGGGATACTAAGAACATTGCGGATACAATGACAAATGATATATTAGTTAAATGGGGGCATTTGTATACTGGTGCTGCATGGTATTTGCAAAGTAAGCTAGCAAAACAAAAAACAGAAGCAAGAGCATACAATATGCTAAATGCGTTTTTAAAAGGTCGTAGATTTGATACCGTTGAAAAGTATTATTACAACAAAGGTATAGATTATATAATAGCCACTTTAACAAAAGATGAAAAAGCATATTCTTTGTATTCTAATCGAAAACATAATCAAAGACTTGCATTAGATAAAGCAAGAATAATGTTGGGTTCTTATAAACTAAGGTCAGGATCAGTTTATAAGAAAAAAGGAAAACCACAACAAGTTTCACTTATTAAAGAAGCAATACCTCACGAAGAATTTGATAAATGGGTGCTTGACACTCATACTTCATTGTGATATAGTTGGATTCAAGGCGATGTGGATGATATAGTTGGATTCAAGGCGATGTGGATTAGGACACATGTGGATATTAATGTAGCCGTTACCAAAGTCTGGAAATCAGAATCGGTTATTAATCGCAATGGGTAATCAACCCCATCCTTGATGTTGCAGTATAGGAAAGCATTCGGAATTTAATAGTGCCTATACCACTAAATTCCAGTAAATACAAATACTAAAAGTTATATAAATAACTGGACTAACAGGGGGTAACTCAGAGGCAGAGTGCTAGTTCTGGAAACTAGAAGTCGGGATTTCAAAATTCCCTCCCCTGACCAATTATCTTGGACAGCCTAGACCGTAAGGATGGGATTTTCTCGCAGCCATATTTAGATGGAAAAGTTGAAACAAGACAGCGGGTTCAACTGTCCAAAATTACTACAATGAAAGAAATAAAATGCCAAAGGCTAGTATAAAGAATGATATAAGATTTGTTGATCCAATTACAATGGAAGTAGTTTGCAATTATAATGGTTGTAAAGAAAAATTTCAAATTGTAAATGAAGTAAAAACACAAAAGCATATTCCAAATAAAGTGCAAGAACGAGATATATCGTATATGATACAATCTAGACAGTGTAGCGAATGTGGCCGTAAATTTCAATTAGATATAGATAAAAAAACAACAATATCTAATAAGAACAGAGCAATAACAGATAGTAGAAATATATAATAAATACCTTTAATTAAGGATGTTATTATGAGATATATTGATTTATTTGAGCAAGATTCTTTTATAGATAATGTAAATGGGTGGGGATCAATCCCATATAATCAGAATATTAATTATATGGGACTAAAAGTGAAGATGAAACCTTCTGTTTTTTTATCACTTGCTGCAACTCTTAATACTGAAACCTCTGCAACTGATATAGCAAACCATTTAAAAAACTCTGGCAAAATTGGCTCACCATTTTTAAATATAAAAACTCCCATTGAATGGAGTGAAAATGACCCTTCAACACCAGCCACGGTAACTGGGCATGAAGGTAGAAATAGAATGCTTGCGATCATGAGAGTACATGGAGATAATCCAGTAGAAACTCATTTGTTCTTTAGTGGTGGAATTTCTCGTGCTAGGCATTTGACTAAAGAAATAATTAAAAGTGTTAATTCTAATCTTTATGCAGAAAAAACACATAACTTATTAAGTGGACCATTTTTTGAAATATAAAATGCATACTTAACTGAGTGTTATGCTCTCACTTTAAATGAGCATTTGAAGGGCTGATTACTTCCTAAAGTGTTGTATATGTATATTATTAATCATATTAAAAAGTAATCAATATATTAAATTTATTATAAAACTATATTATTAAATGCTACAAGAGGCGGATTTGATCACCTGTTCCTCTTGTAGTATATTAAAATTCGTTCAAGCACATTATAAAATTTCAAATAGTTAATTCTTTTACATCTATAAATATTATAGATGGAAAAAATAGAATTACCAAACCATATTAAAGCAAATTACCTATTGAAAATAAAAACTAGTTTTATTTCAAAACATATTTCTATATCAAATAAATCTACTAGGATATATTCATTTGTTACTTATGGTGAAAATAAACTTTACTCTGGATTTGTATTGCGTGATTTAAACGCAAGTATTCTTACATTTGTTTCTATGCCTTTTATGGCAGAATGGTATTTGACAAATTCTAATTTAGAAGAATCAATATTAGATGAAAGTTCTATACACTACTATATATCCCCAGATGTATTTTCAAAAAATGACAAATTGTATGGAGTTCATATTGTCAGAGAATTAAATAAAAAACACAATATAATTGTGAGACTACCACAAAAATAAAAACGGAGAATAAAATGTTTACCCAAAAGCAAATTGAAGATATAGTAGAACTATTATCTACATTAGATAAATCGACTAAGATTTATCTAGGGTGTGACTCCGTTCGTTTTATTCGAAATGGTCAAAAAAAAGCAAGATTCGCAACCGTTGCAATTGTTCATATGAATGGAAACAAAGGATGCAGAGTATTTTCAAATATATCAGTAGAACCAGACTTTGATGTAAAGAAAAACAGACCAAATATTCGATTAATGAACGAAGTTATAAAAGTATGTGAATTATACACACAACTTATTCCATTCATTGATGAATATGAAGTCGAAATTCACCTAGACGTAAATACCGATCCAAAACATGGTTCAAATTGTGTTGCTATACAAGCAGCAGGATATGTTTTGGGAGTTACAGGTGTGACACCAAAGATGAAACCAGAATCATGGGCTAGTTCGTATGGTGCAGACCAAGTTGCTCATGGTAGATTTTATAATACTGAAACTATATAACATCTTGACACTAAACTCTATGTGTGGTAAAAAGACAGGATAAAACCTGTCTTTTTTTATAAATATTCAATAAAGGATTAATGCTGTGAAAACAAAAGATATTATCATTGAGGCAGTTCGTTCTAGAATTGATCATCCCGAAGACTGGGTGTGGAGAAAAGGAGCCAGTGGTTATATTGCAGCAATTAATGCACTAGATTATTCTCAAAATAATATAAATCAAATCACTATAAAGTATGACGGAACTCCTGCATTAATCTTTGGTAGAGACGATAATGGCTCACTTATAGTAACTGATAAATCTGGGTTTGGTGCAAAAACATATAATGGTCATGCAAAATCTGCAAAAGAAGTATATCAAATGCTTTATAGCAGAAAACCAACAGAAGAAGGCAGACATGAATATGCAGCTACTATAGCAGCATTGTGGCCTATGTTAGATAACGCCGTTCCAAAAACTACCCGAGGATTTTATCAAGGTGATTTGTTATATGTAGGAACACCAACGGTAAATGATAATTATTTTGTATTTAAACCAAACAAAATCGAATATAGAATACCTACCAATTCAGTAATGGGGCAAAAAGTCTCAAAAAGTAAAGCCGGAATAGTAGTTCATAGCTATTTTAAAAATTCGACACAAGAAGTTCCTGATCCAGTATCTGATGTCAGTGAATTGCAGAAAACCTCTGACTTGTTAGTAATATCGCCAACTATGGGAAATATATCAATTGAAACAGTTGGAAAACCTCAATTTGACTTTTCTGAAATAGATGAAATATTAAATCCATTATATCTAAAACAATATAAAATATCAGATTTTCCTTTATTGATTGGAAAATATATAAACACCAAAGCAGTTGAAGGAAATCCTATCAATAATAAATCTGCAACTGACTTTTTAAGTTGGCTACCATTATCGAAGACTACGGTTGAAAAGCAAGATAGAATTAAAGAATATATCAAAAATAATATGGAATCGTATATAGAATTATGGAAAGCAATACTTGTTGTAACTAAATTTAAGAATATGATTAAAACTAATTTAGATAATCAACAAAATACACAAATAATTGCAACACTTAATAACGAACCAAATCATGAAGGATATGTTGTTTCTACACCTAGCGGAAAAATAAAGATGGTTGACCGTTATAAATTCATGGCAAAGCAAAAGGTATAAAAATATGAAGATGAATGATCTAGACCAAGAAAAATCAAATATTGTTGTAATTTATGCTGGTAGATTCCAGCCATGGCATAAAGGCCATGCTGCTGTTTATAATAATTTAGCTGCTAAATTTCCGAATGTATATATAGCAACTAGTGGAAAAACTGATGTAGAAAAAAGCCCATTTTCATTTGACGAACGTAGAGAAATGATAACTCATAGTGGTGTGCCAAGTGATAAGATAATTCAAGTTAACATACCATATCAACCAATTGAAATACTAAGTAATTATGATCCAGCATTAACTAAATTGATTATGGCAGTTAGTCAGAAAGATATGGATGGCAAAAATGCAAGATTCTCATTTGATGCCAAGAAAGATGGAACTCCAAGTTATTATCAGAAATTCGACGGAAATATAAAAAATTTGCAGACTATGGATAAGCATGGCTATATCTATGTCGTTCCAGTCTATGAATTTACGGTTGCAAATAAAAAAATAAGTAGTGCTACTGAAATACGAGATATGTTTCGTAATGCAAATCCAAGTGAACAACGTTATATAGTAAAAGATTTGTATGGCGAATATGATCCACATATTCATGAATTGATGCGTAAAAAACTTAATATATTACAATCAGATAAAAATTTAGTTACAGAAGCAATTGACCATCATATAGCAGAAAAACTACCATTTCGTAAACCAATATTAAGAGCAGGTAGCAAAAGCTTTTTTGAAATGATTATATACATAAAAGAAAATTTGCATAAAATTGAATTAGATGAAATTGATAGAGAAATATTAGAAACTGATATTGGTGAAATTGCACAATTAAAAGATGGAACAGTGGTTCCATTAGATTTGCCGATCTTCGAAGATGATCTTACCGAAGCTGAACATAAAGGTAAACAAGTTACCCTAAATCAGCCTAAACGTGGTGGATCAAAAAAGTTCTATGTGTATGTTCGTGACCCAAAAACTAAAAATATTAAAAAAGTATCATTTGGAGATACTGGACTTAGTGTAAAATCAAACGATCCAGCACGAGTAAAATCTTTTGTTGCTAGGCATGATTGTAAAAATAAGAATGATAAAACAAAAGCAGGATATTGGTCTTGTCGTGTGCCAAGATATAAATCATTGGGCATAAAAGGCGGTCAATGGTGGTAATTCCATACCAAGATAATAATATAACTCTGGAAAAATTTGTAAGAATTTTTAAAGAAAATGTCGATGAACATAATCTTGTATGGCATAGAGATAGCAATGACAGAATTATAAAAATTATCGAAGGAAATAATTGGAAAATACAATATGATGATTCGTTGCCAATGCTATTAGAACAAGGACATAGTTATTTTATTCCAAAAAATGATTATCATCGTGTAATTCAAGGAAATGATAATTTAATAATAGAAATACACGAAATTTAAGTGTTGCGTAAAAGCAACACTTTTTACCAAGTGATAGAAATGCATTGACAATATCACTAGAATCGGGTAGTATTGAGTTCTAAACAAATCATGGAGATTTAAAAATGAAAAAACTATTACTTGCAACTGTTGCATTCCTTGGACTATCTGCCGCAGCTTTTGCTAGCGACTTTGACAATACTTCATTTACTATTGTTGCAAGTTCATATACACTGGATTATAAAATTCATGCTGATTCCACAAACGAACTAACTGGACTTTCTGTTGGTTTTTATGCATTCCCATCCACTATGGGCAACGTAGACACAAATATGTATGTAGATACAAATATGTATGTTGAACTTGGATATGCCCGTTTGGATGAATCACTTGATGTTGATGTTGACTATCAAATGAAAGCATCGCTTACACCATATACTCGTGCATATGGTGCAGTGGGTGTAGAATATATAATGTCCGCCAATGACGTAAATACAGACGGATCATTGATTTTTGCACCATATGCTGGTCTAGCACATGATCTGAACCCAAAATTGTCAATGTTTGTTGAAGCAGGATATGATTGGGAAGTAACCAATGACTGGAACGCAAATGGCGGATATGCAGAAATTGGTGCAAGCTATATGGTAACTGATACTGTATATATTCAACCAAGTGTTATTCATACTCTAGATACTGGTACAGACAACGCACAAGCAAAACTAGAACTAGGATTTGCATTTTAATTAAAAAATAAAGGGGCAGAAATGCCCCTTTATTATGAATACTATCGAAAAAAGGTTTGTAGTAGCCGATAAAGTCAGAAACCTCGAAATACCCACTTAAGATCGTCTGTAAATATCGGAGTATTCATATTATGACAATTGATAAAACAATGATCTAACAATAGTTTATTATGCAGTTGACTCCAGTTACCGTTGATGATAGTGTGTGATTCACATATAAAGGAATACATAATGACCAAACCTCCTGCTCCTATTGCTATTGTGTTCGTTGGTTTGCCAGCTAGTGGTAAAAGCACGATGATTTCATTGCTGTCTAAGATGTTGTCTGATCCATTCATCTATTCCACAGATTCTTATATTGAAACTGTTGCAAAAGAAAATAACAGCACTTATAATGCCACCTTTGATGCAGAAATTAAGTATGCAACCCAGTTCATGGATGAAAAACTAAAAGAAGCAATTGCAAATAATGTTAATATTATTTGGGATCAGACCAATATGAGTGATAAGAAGCGTAAAAAAATTATCCACAAATTGGAAAAAACTCATCTTCTTACTTGTGTTTGTGTTCTTCCTCCACAAAACAAAAAAGAAGAAGAAGAATTGCAGTATCGTTTGGCACATCGTGAAGGGAAAACCATTCCAGCATATGTTATTAACAATATGCTGGAAAGCTTTGTCGTGCCTTCGGTGGAAGAAGGGTTTGCCCATGTCAAGTATTTTGACATTTATGGAAATGGAATAAGTACCAAAGATAAAGATTGGCATACTGAAATTAAAAAAATGACTGGGTTTTCTCGTATAGGATATAATAACACATGAATGGCAGCGATTTAGATAAATTATCTAGAACATTTGGTATCTATGATATAGAAGAAATACGTAAACCGCAAACATATGATTATAACTTTGTAGATGATACATTTTCGTCTCTTGCTTCACATAAAAAATATGCGACAATACATAGTTCATATCGTATAACAGTAGAAAAAGAATTTATTGATTCATTACTGGAAGCAAGTATTCGTAATGATATAAAAAATGGTCCTTCATTTAATATATTATATGAACAATATAAAGATGTTATCCGTGCAGAATCAAGAGAAAAAGAATTACAAAAAAAATATCCAGAACTTGCAGAAATAATGAAAGATTATGAAATAATGAAAGCATTAATTCTACAAAAAGAATAAAAAAGTATAAATAAGTGTTGACAAGCAGAAAAAAATCTGCTATATTACCTAAATAGAATAAGAGAAAACGAGAATTATATTATGACAAATTATATTTACAAAATGGAAGAGTTTTATAAAAACATTAGGGGTGATGTTCTCTAGTCGTATGCAAATATGATAAACGGAATTAACCCCCAAAGAGAAATCTTCGGGGGTTTTGCTTTTTAAAATCGGCGTGATAGCTCAGTGGTAGAGCAAGTGACTCATATTCACTCGGTCGTAGGTTCGAATCCTACTCACGCCACCAAAAATTAGGGACGAAGCGATAACATCAATCTCCCATGCTCTTTGAAAATTAGGAATGTGTAGTAGGAAAAAAATCCGATGATCTACAAAATGATATTGACACTAGCACACGAAACGTGCTAATGTTTCTTATGGGTCGGATGCTACAAGGTGTGGCAGGGGATTGTAAATCCTCCGAGGGAAACCTCACGTCAAGTTCGATTCTTGATCGACCCACCAATAAAATATACTATGGAGCAACTTATGAATAAAAAATGTGAAAGTTGTAGATTTGCAAGATTTAAAGATGAAGGCTACTCTAATTATACCGTTGAAGGAACTACATTTGAATGCCTGATAAACAAGCATCCAGATGGGAAGTTTGACAGATGGTATGGCGAAGATGGACGGTTGTATTGGGCATTGTGGTGTAAAACTTATGAAGCAGGAACACCAATTCGTTTGTGCGTTGATGGAAATGTAAAATGAATATACATATTGCCAGTAGTGATACTTTTCAAATAGGAATTGGATGGTTAAATGAAAAAGACTACGGAGAAGGTGGTTTATTCATTATGATTGGATATCGTTACATCAACTTCTGGAAAAAAGTAGACATATCACAATGTGCTAATAATTGGGATAAAAATGATTAAAAAAATATGGCGAATTTGGTGTAAATCTCTTGGTGAAAAAGTTGGAGAAACTGACAATCAAGCAGATATAGTTGCACTTATCAGAACATTTTGGTGGGTTACTCACATTGTAACTTGCTTTTTTATTATTGCAAATAACGGACACAACTTAGGACTCTGGTGAGGTAAAAAAATGAAAATTGAATATCGAAAAGGCGATCTGTTTCAAACAGAAATTCAAACTATTGTGCATGGATGCAATGCCCAAGGTGTAATGGGAAGTGGAATTGCAAAGATCATTCGTGAAAAATATCCAAAAGCATATGAGCGTTATGTTAATGAACATAATACGAATGGGCTTAAACTTGGTAAGTTAGTTGTAGTTCCATGTGGTGATAGAGTAAAGGATTTTGCCAATTATAAAATCATTGTGAATGCAATCACACAAGAATTTTTTGGTCGTGAAGATGTAAGGTATGTTAGTTATGATGCTATTGATGATGCTATGACTAGAATTAACCGATTTACTGAAACATATGGAATTACACAGATTGCAATGCCACAAATTGGTGCTGGACTAGGCAATGGTTCGTGGGAAGTAATTTCCGCTATTATCGAACATCGACTAATTCATCTTACACCAGTTGTGTATGTATTGGAATAAACTATGTGGAAAAATAAGTATTTTATTATTATGCTAATTATATTTTTAGTTCAATTATGCAATTTTATTTTTTCTATTGTTTCTTCTCTAAAAATACTGACAATTGTTTTTTCAGGATTGGTTTTATTATTTGTGACATTTGTATTGTGTAAGATTGTATACGATCTGCATACAGAAGGTTGGGAAGAACTATAATATATGGCTTTAACAAAAATAGTTGACATGGGCATTAGAATGATCTAGTATCCATGTCATACAAAGATAACAAGGATATTTAAAATGAAACGAAATATGAAAGCAAAACTACCAATAAAACGTAACCCTTTTGTTCAGCATTTGATTAGCAAAAGCGGCAGCGGCATTCACGGCAAAAGCAAAAAAGCACAACGCCGTGATGATAAAGCAGCATTGCGTAAAGAAAATAAAAATCAAGACGATTTTGACAAAGTAGTTAACTTTCTCTAAGTCGTCTTATGGATCGGTAGCTGAGATGGTTTAGCGGCGGGCTTTTAATCCGCGTCAACATGGGTTCGAGTCCCATCCGATTCACCATTATTTTGATGGTACATCTACAACGCTGAGGGAGTAGACCGAAAGGTGAAACAGTAGGCGACGAACGTGATGTATCTTCCAAGTAATGTAATTACTCCCGTAGGACTACTTGGCGATGGTCGCTGCACTTTCACTGCGGAGAAATCGGTTCGAAACCGATACGGGGGACCAAAATTACGGGGAAGTAACTCAGAGAGTTGTTGTTGAGTTCTAATTGAACGGCAGACAATCAGGCAGAGTAATCGGGAGCAACGATAAGTCATTGGTTCGAATCCAATCTTTTCCACCATTTTAAGGTTTATCATGACAAAATATCAGATTTACAAACGTAAAGGTAGGTTTTACCGAGAAAATGCTATCCGTGGCGAACAATATGACGGTAGTAGATGGGTATTAGTTAAATCATATAAAACCGAAGAAGATGCAATTAAAGCATTAAAAATTCACGAAGATCGTGATACACGAAGTGATGGTAGTAAACGGTGGCAATACAAGATGATAAAGAAAGAATAGTTATGGAAGTAATTAAACAATGACTCCAATTGAAATAGATGATTACAAGACAACTTGGTTAAAAAATGCCCATATTGTGCAAGTCAACGAAGATTTGGACGTTGATGGTAAAACTTGGTGTCGTAAAAATGTTGATCGACACAGATGGAGTTTTTCACAATATACAGACATATACGAGCATACATTTTATTTTGAAGCTGAACAAACTGCAAAAGATTTTGAATCTTATATAACTCATCACACAAACCACACCAATACAATGGATGCGAATAAAACTTCATATGTAAAATGTGGCATTTGCAATCAATGGATGAAACCTTGGCAGAAATGCGAAGATACGGATAGTTGCTCATATTACGATCATTAAATATCCCCAAGTAGCTCAGTTGGTAGAGCACATGCCTGAAGAGCATGGTGTCGGCGGTTCGATTCCGTCCTTGGGGGCCATAAACCTACAAATATATTATTAATAGGAAAAATATAATATGATTAGTAAAGCTGAAATAGAAATTGCACTATCTGAATTAGAAGATGGTGAGCAAACTTCTGCAATTGAAATTCTAAAATATCTTCTGGATAAAGGTAATTTTATTATTGATATGTGTGACTGTGATTTTGATGCAAAAGATAATTGTGAAGATTGCACTTGTGGTATGGCACATTTTTTAAATATGGAAGAAAATGATGATGGAAATTCAGAAATTACTTGATGAATCTGCCAGACTTCAAAATGAAGCATATTATACTAACACAGTAGTAGATGTTACGCACATTCATAATAAAATTAAAGAATTGCGTGGCAATACACCAATGCCATGTTGGGGCGACGATGATTGCTCAACAGAATTTCTAAGTAAGTGTCCGTGGCGTATTGACTGTGGAACTTAGTTATGCTATCATTGTCCTATAGCACAAATGGTTAGTGCAGGCGACTGATCTAAAATTCCTAAATATAACATAGGAGGGTTTTACCTATGTTATATTGTCAATATTGTTCAAAAGAATGCAAAAATAAAAATAGCCATACAAATCACGAAAGACTATGTAAAAATAATCCAGTTCGTGGAAAAACATTATTCATGAATGAAGAATTTCAAAAAAATAGTAAAGAAAATCAATACACAAAAGCAAAAAGATTAGGATTACCAGCACCAGAATATGATACTACCCATAGAAAAAGAGCAGGATGCATTGTTGCAACTTCTGAGCAAAAATCTAAATGGGCAAGAGAAGCAAAGACTGGCGGATATAAAGAAAATGCTGGAAGAAGTAAAAAATTTAGAGTTTCTGATTCTTTTGGTAATGACGTGGTATTGCAAAGCAGCTACGAGTTGCTATGTTCTGAGATTTTAAATGAAATGAATATTAAATGGATAAGACCAAAACATTTAAAATACGATGACGATAAAAAATATTTTGCAGATTTTTATCTTGTAGACTATGACATTTATCTTGATCCGAAAAATGATTATAAAGCAAAACTTGATAAAGAGAAAATACAAAAAGTTATTGATGCTAATAACGTAAAAATCTTTATTCTTGCTAAAAATGATATAACTAAAGAGTTCATAAAACTGCTAATGAGTCCAAATGGTGAGGGCATCGGCTGATAACCGATTGATACAAAGTTCGATTCTTTGCATTAGCACCAAAAATAAAGAGGTAAAGATAAAATGCGTATTGTAATTTTAACAGGTGCAGGAATTTCTGCTGAAAGTGGTATTCCAACATTTCGTGCAGATGATGGTCTATGGAGCGGCTTCAATGTTGAAGATGTTGCTACTCCTGCTGGATATAAGCGAAATCCACAACTTGTATTAGATTTTTATAACAATCGTCGTAGTGATGTTAAAAATGCAATGCCAAATGCAGCACATGAAGCTATTGCAAGATTGCAAAATTCTGGGCGGCATGATGTTACACTAATTACGCAAAATGTTGATGATTTGCATGAACGTGGCGGATCACCAAAAGTAATACATATGCATGGCAGCTTGGCAAATGCATTGTGTGCGAATTGTGGTGCATTTTATCCAGCAAACGAAATCATGAGGCTTGACGATAAATGTCTTGAATGTGATACAGCAAAAGTAAGACCAGACATTGTATGGTTTGGTGAGATTCCATATTCGATGGATTATATCGAAAGCAAGATAGAAGTCGCAGATTTATTCATTGCTATTGGTACATCTGGAAATGTATATCCCGCTGCTGGTTTTGCACGTGCTGCAAAGATGGCAAAGGCAAAAACAGTGGAACTAAATTTATATGCAACAAATGATACTAAGAATTTTGATGAACAAATTGAAGGTCTAGCAACAGTCATTGTTCCAGAATTTGTAAATAATTTATTAAAATAATTGGATATAAAATGACTGAATATAAAAATCCCACACCAGTAGCAGTGCTATTAGTTCCATTTGTTGATGAACTTGGAACTCGACTATTGTTAGTAAAACGTAATATTGAACCAAAAAAAGGAATGTTTGCCCTTCCCGGTGGATTTGTTGATGAAGGCGAAAGCATTGAAATTGCTGCTCGTAGAGAATTGCAAGAAGAAACTGGACTGCTTATTAGCGAAAGTGAACTTCAATTATGGAAAAGTTTAATTACTCCAAATAATCAAGTTTTAATTTTTTGTATAACTCGTGAATTCAACAAAGACGACTTTCTTAAACTGGTTATCAATTCAGAAGTATCTGCTTTTGCATTATCATCTTATGCTGGCGATACTGAACAATTTGCATTTCCACTACATGAAAGTATGGCAAAACATTTTCTTTCGCTATGTATAATGGAAAATATGGACTTGTAATTACTGATTAATTAATAAACAATTAACAAGAAAACGATAGGATAATATATGAAAGTTCGTGAACTATTAGAGATTTTATCAACACTTGATCCAGAAATGGAATGTATTGTGCAAAAAGATGCCGAAGGAAATGGATATAGTCCACTTTCTGGTGCCGATCCAGATGGTATCTATCTTGCAGAAACTACTTGGTATGGCGAAGTTTATGATTCTACATTGTCTGCTGACGATGCAGACATGGATGAAGACTTGTGGGAAGCAATGTTGAAAAAACCCCGTTGTCTTGTTTTGCATCCGGTAAACTAAAATGACAAAAGAAAAATCATTACTTGACTTTACTAAACCTGCAAAAGTTATCATTGAGGCTGGATTCGAAGATGGCCCCACAGGCGGATATGTTCCACAAATGAGCGAAGCTGATGCAACACGTTGGAAATCTAAACATTTTAATATGGGCAAGGAAAATGCCCGTATTGAACTACGTAAAACATTTACTGGTATAAACAACGGACAGGGAAGCACAAATATTACTATTTTTGTAGCACTAGATGGTTGGGATTATGCAACCAAGCATGAGCATCGCCGCCCTTTCCAGCGTGGAGTAGATGATTGGTTTCATACTGACACTCGTGGACTTAATGTGCGAATGAGTATGAATGGGCCTGCACTAATGACATTTGAGCAATTTAACGAAATTTCTCAGATTGTAGATGAAGCTAAGAAATATCTCACGGACCATCAAATCCAACAAGACTAAATTTTTAGAAAACTAAATTGAACAAGGTGTGTGATTATGATAGAAGTAAACTCTTTTCACACTCTATTTGAAGAGTGTAAATGCGAAATGAAATATTCAATTGGTCCACATGGCGATGGATATGCTCTGTATTATGGCAGATGTAACCATCGTCATGGGTATAATTTGATAAACATGGTAGAACCTGCTTGGAACTTTGATCCTAAACATATTGAAAAGTTAATTAACTTAGGCGATGCAGAATATAAGAAAAATCCAGATGGAGGTCACTTAGCAGAATGAAATATCGAGTTCATGCACAAGGATACGGTGGTGGTGGGGCATCAGTAAACCCATATGAATCATCGGATAAAAACAAAGTGAAACGACATATTGAAGATTTATTAGAAACTGACCATGCCGTTCAACTTTATGAAATAGATGACAATGGTAATAAAAATAAAATTGAATTTGAACATTACAGTAGTATAACTGTAATTTTTTAATTTTACAATTATAGAGAAAATAAAATGCTATTAACACGTGATGAATTTAGAAAAGAAGTTTTTGAACGTGATGGATATCGTTGCGTGATATGTGGCATCAAAGAAGGTGAACGCCGTATAATAATGGGCAAAGAAATAGGTGATCCTATAAAACTTGATGCACACCATATCATTGAGCGGCGTTTATGGTCAGATGGTGGATATTATTTAGAAAATGGTGCAACACTTTGTGATGCAGGAATAATAAATTTTGGCAAAGGAATGTATAAACCAATAGGCTGTCATGCTGATGCAGAAATAACTACTATTAGCGTAGAAGATATTCGTATTTCTGCAAAGATTGAAAAAATCGTTCTTCCAGAAGATATGTATTATGACCACGTTTATGATAAATGGGGCAATGTTATACTTGACAGTGGGAAGCGAACAAAAGGACCATTGTTTGCAGATGAGTCAGTTCAAAAAATATTGGGCTGGCATCCAGATATTGATGATTTATTTGTAGAATATGTAAAATATCCAAGAACTTACCATTTGTCATGGAGTCCCGGTATTACAGACGATGACCGCATTATGCGTGATTTATCTGGATTCGTAGGTAAACGTGTTATTGTTACTCGCAAGATGGATGGTGAGAATTTTTCTGGATATAAGTCATATTGTCATGCTCGTAGCGTAGATGGTAGATCACATTATACTCGTGATTGGGCAAAGAACTTTTGGATGCAACGTTCATATGAATTACCCGATGGATGGCGTGTTTGTGCAGAAAATCTTTATGCAGTTCATTCTATAAAATATGATGATCTTTCAAGTTATCTGTTAGGTTTTTCTATCTGGAATGAACAAAATATTTGTTTATCATGGGACGATACTGTTGAATGGTTTAACTTACTTAATATTCCAATGGTTCCCGTATTATACGATGGAATATGGGATGAAGTAAAAATTCGT